ATGACGTATCGAAGCGTTAAGGATGACTTTGAAATTGCTGGACACGTTGCAAGGTTTGAAGATGAGTACAAGGCTGACGCGGTATTTATCGATTTAGGTTACGGAACAGGGATTTATTCTGGCGGCAAGCAAATGGGAAGGCATTGGCGATTAATTCCTTTTGGCGGTGAGTCTACCGACCAGGGATTTCTTAATAAACGCGCTGATATGTATAGACAAATGAGGGATTGGCTTAAAGGCGGCGGGGCTTTAGAAGATGACGCTACGATTTGCGATCAGTTGATAAGTGTTGAGGCGTGCCCTGTTTCGGTTGGGCCAAGCGCAGGGAAGATTAAACTTGAAAGCAAAGAAGAAATGGCTAAGCGCGGGATTGAGTCACCAAATAGAGCCGATGCGTTAGCGTTGACATTTGCGTTTCCAGTAATGAGCAAGGCGCAAAAGAGATACCAAGAAATTAAGCAGAATGTTAAAGAATACAATCCCCTTGAGATACCAAAACAAACTAAAGTCAAGCCGGTCAATGTCGGTAAAGGACAAAGCTGGCATGAGTTGATGACTAAAAGGAGTTAAATAATGTGCCTTGGAAATTTATTCGGTAAGAAACCAGAACAACCACAAATGCCAGCACCGCCACCTATGCCGTCGCCACCGCCTACGCCCACAGCCGTTGAAAGCCAAACGCAAGCACAAGATATGGCTACTAAACGCCGACTTCAAATGAGGGCTGGTTTATTAAGCACAATTAAAACAGGCGGAGTATTCGGCGCGGGTGCGGAGTTATCCAGCGTTGGATCAGGAAAGAACACTTTAGGATGACACAATTAACCAGCGCGATAAGTGAAGTTGACCGTAGGTTTGAAGAATTAAAGTCAGAGTTTGTCAATGGATGGCAGTCTTCTTGTAAAGACTTGAGAGATTATATTCAGCCCACCAGAGGCAACTTTGACGAAGACACTGAATCTCGTGGCGAGATGATTAATCATCAGAAAGTGTTAGATGGTTATGCGTCGTTAGCGTCAGAGATATTGGCTTCCGGCCTATTATCCGGGATGACATCTCCATCTCGCCCCTGGTTTAAGTTGGCGTTAGACGATGATCTATTCAACAATGATCCTACGGTCAGAGTATGGCTGGATGACACCGAGAAACGGATTAGGTCAGTTCTGAATCAGTCCAATATCTATCAGGTTTTATTTGGAGCATATAAAGAAATCGGTGCTTTCGGTACAGCTTGTTTTATTGTTCTCGAAGACTTTGAAGATGTGGTTCGAGGTTATTCGTTTACATCCGGCGAATATTATCTTGGTATTGATAATCGGGGTCGAGTCAACGCCTTTGGGCGTGAATATTGGATGACAGTTGACCAGATGGTTATTGAGTTCGGGTTAGAAAGCTGTTCACCGCAAGTACAGAGTGAATACAAGAATAATGCGCGAGGAACTTACCACAAGGTTAAACATTTGATTGAAAAGGCTGATTATAAAGTTGATGGACTTCCGACAAACGGAATGGAATATCGTTCGGTGTATTGGGAAGGAACAAGTAAGAATACTGACTTTTTAGCGAAGCGCGGATTCAATAAGTTTGCAGTTATCGCGCCACGATGGGAAACCGTAACGACACATCAGGTTTATGGTAAAGGCCCAGGATGGAACGCTTTGGGAGATATTAAACAATTACAAAAGACGGCTGATGACAAGCTGAAGTTGCAAGAGAAACTACATAATCCGCCTGTTACGGCCAATGAAGATATTGAAGGGTTTATTAACTTAGTTCCTGGCGGGATAAGCAGGACATCAGCCAACCTTCCTGATGGGGGTGTAAGACCGGCGTATACCGTACCTGATGCGTTGCAATCGTTCATTGAGATGGAGAACCATCTTAAAGAAAACATCGACAAATTCTTTTTTGTTAATTTGTTCCTTATGATCTTAAACATGGATCGTACAAATATGACAGCAACCGAAGTCGCAGAGCGTCAGCAAGAAAAGATTATGATGATGGGTTCAATTCTTCATAGGTTGCAAGAGGAATTACTTGATCCGCTTATTGATTTAGTATTCGGCATCATGCTTGATAACGGACTGATCGCTCAACCGCCGCAACAGATTCAAGGGATGGAGTTAAAGGTTAAATACATTTCTATCTTGGCTCAGGCACAAGAAGCTGTAGGTGTCAACTCAATCAAGAGAGTTATGGAATCAGCGATAGGCATTTCACAAGTACGGCCGGACATTCTCGACAATTTCGATTTCGACGAGGTTGCAAGACAACTGAACGAAGGAGAAGGCGCTCCGGCCAAGTTAATCCTTGATCCGCAAGTGGTCGCGGAACAAAGACAGTATAAACAGCAAGTCCAAGCTATGCAGCAAATGGCGCAGATAGGTAAAGATGGTGGTTCTGGAATAAAGAATATCGCAGAAGCAAATAAGACGGCAAACGAAGCACAACAGACACAATGAACTTTTACAAATTAATGACGCTTGACGAAGTTTACGATAAATGGGTTCAGTACAATTTGAATTTTTCAAACCACAGAACTTTTGATGATTATTGCCAGCATTATATACGCAGAGGATGGAAGATAGTTTGACGTATAAAGACGATAAAAATTTGCTTGAGTGTATGAAGTTTATTCGTGATTTGGTTGAGAAAGATTTTACGGGGAACGTACAACTGAACTTTTTTAAGGGAACAATTAATAATATAAACAAGCTTGAAAGTATAAAGCTTGGGGAATTGTGCAAGACGCATACTTAGCTATTGGCTAAATAACGGTCAAGAAGTCCGTTAGATTCCCCAAACATTTAGTAGGGATAATCGAGAAACTCGAAGCCCTGATTTGTATTGAAACGTGCAAGAAATTGTACGTCTTTATACATTTCAGGGATTTTTTATTTTATGCCGGAAAACACAAAAGAACGGGATAAGTGGCTAAACGACATTCGATGGGTATTGTCAACACCTCAAGGACGCAGGTTTTATTGGGGCATGATGGCCGAATGTCGGGCGTTTAAAGAAGAATTTATATCAGATACAAACCTTTGCTATTTCAACAAAGGCAAAAAGAAGATCGGGTTGGATATGTACTACGACCTTTTAGAAGCGGAACCGAAGGCGTATTTGCAGATGCTTCAAGAGAACGAAGCGCAAAAGACCCGTGAAGATATAAAAACAGAAAAGCAAATCAAAGAAAAACAAAGGAATCCATACAAAATTGACTCGCCGTCCTTGCCTAATACCGAGGCGGAAATGAGCGTAGGAGGTCGCAATGGGTAGTACAGAAACAGTCGAAGCACCTGAAACAGATGCACCAGTAGCAGAAGCACCAGAAACAAAGGCGGAATCCACAACACCTGAAAAGCCTGTGGATAAAGGCGAAAGCCTTTTAAGTAAGAAAGAAGAAGTAAAGGTCGAAAAGGTAGTACCTGAAAAGTACGACTTTAAAGGCCCGGAAGGAATGGAGATTGACACTAAGTTTATTGAAAGTGCCACGCCAATCCTCAAGGAACTCAAACTTAGCCAAGACGAAGCCGGAAAGCTTTTTGGGCTGATGGTTGAAAAGACCAAAGCCGATAATGCGCGATATCAAGAAATCGTTGATGGATGGAAAACAGAAACCATCAAAGAACTTGGCGCGGATTATCAACAAAAGTTAGCCGTGACTTCAAAGTTCATTGACAAGTTTGGTGGTAAACGCGCGGATGAAGTGCGTCAGATCCTAAACGATTCTGGGTTAGGGAGTCATCCAGCGATAGTCGCGCTTTTCATTGAAGCAGGAAAGCACTTCGGTAACGATTCATTTCCTACCGGGGCAACGAAGAATCAACCAACTAGCGAGGAAGCAATCGCTAGAAGAATGTTTCCTAACACTAAGTATTAATTGTTTATAAAAAGGAGTTTTAAAAATGGCTACATTAGGCGGAACTACTTACGCTTGGCCGACACTGTTAGACGTCGCCAAAAGAACCGATCCCAATGGTAGTATTCCTACCGTTGCGGAAATCTTAACGCATTACAACCCTGTCATGGATATTATTCCCTGGAAAGAAGGGAACTTGCCGACGGGGCATCAAAACACAGTTCGTACTTCAAAACCTACTCCGACATTCCGTTTATTGAATCAAGGGGTTACACCAGCCAAATCTTCAACTGGTCAAATTGTTGATACTTGCGCGTTATTGGAATCACGCTCATTTATTGACGTTGACGTTGCGGAATTAAATGGTAATACAGCCGCTTTCCGTATGTCAGAAAGCAAAGCCTTTATTCAAGGCATGATGGACACATGGGCAGCCACCATGATTACTGGTGACACTTCAGTTGACCCTGAAAAGTTCAATGGGTTAGCTAGCCGGTATTTCTCATTAGGTACGACCTTTACCACATCAAGCCAATTAATTGATGGCGGTGGTACTGGTTCTGACAACACCTCAATCTGGTTAGTCGGGTTCGGCCCTGAAACAGTTTTCGGTATTTATCCGAAGGGTTCTCAAGCCGGGTTACAAGTTATTGACCGCGGTATCCAAACCGTTCAAGACCCGAATAACAGCGGTACTTATTTTGATGCTTACGAAACAGTTTTCAAATGGAAAGGTGGCATCTCAATTAAGGACTACCGTTATGTTGCCCGTATCTGCAACATCGACGTATCTAACCTTTTGACGGCTTCTGATGGTTCAGATTCTTCTGCAAACATCTTGAAGTATATGTCACAAGCAATCGATCTTCTTCCTCCTGACGGAACTGGTATTCGTCCAGTTTTCTTGATGACCCGCAAAGCGTTGTCAATGCTTCGCGTGAAGATGATTAATAAATCAAATGTGTACTTAGGCTTGGGTGATCTTTACCAAGAAAGCGTACCGCGAGGACAAAAACCTCTTACGTTTATGGGGATTCCTTGCTTGAGATGTGACGAAATCAGTGAAGCTGAATCAACAATTCTTACGTCAACAACGTAATTAATTAAGTAAAAAGGAGAATTAAGATGGCTATTTTAGACGCATTTTTACAGTTTTCTAACGCGCAAGCCGTTACGACAACTGGGGCCGCTACCAATATTCTTGATACATTGGCAGTTGGTCAAATTTTAGAAAAGGGAGCTTGGTTACGCGTAGCTGTGCAAACTGCTTTTGTCACAGGTACAGATCTTCAAGTTCAACTTCAAACATCACCTAACTCTGATTTCAGCACCACTGCCACAACTTTAGTGCAATCTGCCGCAATCCCGGTTGCTACTTTAGTGGCTGGTTATGAAATGTTAGTTTGCAAAATCCCGAAGAACGTAAAACGATACCTTCGTGTTTATTATGTTCACACTGGTGCGGCTCACACCGCCGGTAACGTCGATGCGCACATTCTTCAAGACGTTGACGTTTTATTAACTGATGTTGAAGGCAGGTAACGAATGGCTAAACCACGCAAAGACATAATGAAACCGCAAGCTATTGATTATAGCGAAACGGTTAAGTCCGAAGGTGGAATGGCTCACTCGATCAGTAAGTCTGGGGATATATGGGGGGGCAAAAAGCCTCCCCTACCCCGTAGTGAGTTCAAACCAAAGACTCGTAGCGGAATGGCAATTTTAAAATAAGGAATTAAATGGCTAGTGATACGGTTTTACTTACCATATACAATCTTGCTTTGTCACATATTGGGCAGAAGCCGGTTGACAATACAACCGATGAAACGCAACCAGAAATCTTGGCGTGCAACACACATTTTCCAAATGCCCGCGATTCGGTCTTGGCCGAGGTAGCTTTTCCTTTCAATGATGCCCCCATTCGATTACAACAGCATTTAAGCGTTGATGATGTATCTATTCCAGGATGGAGTTATTTTTATACTTATCCAGCGAGTGCTTTAGCTGTTTGGTCGGTTTACTCAAGTGAGAACGCTTCTAAAGCCAGTGAGAACGATTTTGCTGTCAGATATTTACCGGCATTATCAACTCATATTATTTGCACAAATGAAGCCTATGCTTATGCCAATGTTTCTTATTTGGTGACGGACTATACGCTTTGGGATGATAGATTCATTCAAGCTGTTTCATATAAATTAGCTTCAGCCATTTGTATGCAAATTACAGGTGATGCGAATTTAGCTCTTAAATTTCGAGAAATGTATACCATTATGATTTCGGAAGCTAAACGAAAATCGGCAAGCGAGAAACAAAAAAAGTTTACTCCAACCAATTCATATAAGGCTTCACGGTAATGGCTCTCATCAGACCTCTCCAGCCGACTTTTAGTGGGGGAGAAGTTAGCCCTCCAATATATGCCCGCGTAGATATTGCCAAGTACAAAACATCTCTCCGACGCTGTCGAAACTTCATAGTACAACCTCACGGTGGCGCGGCTAATAGACCCGGCACAAGGTTCGTTGCCGAAGTTAAAGACTCTACCAAAGAAACAATTGTACAAGAATTTATCTTCAATGAAGAACAGACTTATATTCTTGAATTGGGCGAAGAATACATAAGATTTTACACAAATGGAGCAAGAGTCAGCGTTACCGCATCGGACTTCGCTTCATGGAGTGCGGCGACGACTTATGTTATCGGTGATTACGTTACCTTAGCCGGCGGTACGGTTTATTATCTTGATGGTGCGGCGACATCGCTGAATCAAAATCCTGCATCATCACCTACAACATGGACAGCAACCACGATTTACGAAGAACCTTCGCCTTACCAAGAAGAAGATTTACAACAGTTAAGGTTTGAAAGTTCCGCAGACGTTATTTATATCACTCACCCAGATTACCAGCCGAGGACATTGACGCGGTATGGCGCAACTGATTTTAGGCTTGAATTATATGATCCGCAAGATGGGCCTTTCGCCCCGGAGAACGTGGACGATGTATCGGTTAGCGCGTCGGCTACGTCAGGATATGTGTCTTTGACAGCCACAGACGCAATCTTCTCATCAACAGACGTAGGAGCTTTGTTTAGGCTAACGCATTTGGTTGATGGTCAAAAACTTGCTTCTTCATTAACAGCAACAGGCGCTACGTCTTCAATCGAGTGTTTTACGACTTGGCGTTTGATTACACATGGAACGTGGACAGCGAAGTTCGATATTCAAAAGTCCTCTGATGGTGGAACTACATGGACAGTTATCAGGTCATTTTCAAGTTCAAACGATTTCAATGTGGACACAAGCGGAACAGAAGATCCCGAAGTTCACACCGTACCTTTTAAGATAAGAATTAATGTAACGTCTTATACAAGTGGAACGCTTAACTTAGATTTAACGTCAGATTCCTATTACCAGGATGGGATCGGCGAGATAACGACTTACAACGCAGCGACAAGCGTCACAATAAATACAATACAAAATTTAGGCAGTACATCAAACACGATTCAATGGTCGCATGGGGCATGGTCGGCGACAAGAGGTTATCCGTCAATATCAAGATTTTACCAAGACAGGCTTTGTTTTGCGGCCACAGACAGCGAACCGCAGACAATTTGGATGAGCAGGACAAGTTTTTACGATTCATTCCTTAGACACTCAACGCTCTTAGATACTGACGGCATAACAATCAACCTTCCTTCAAGACAGATTAATAAGATTAATGGTTTGGTAGGATTAACCAGGCTTATCGTTTTAACCACAGCTTCAGAATGGTCGGTCGGTTCAACGTCAACAGGAGTTATAACTCCGACGACAATCGACACAAAAATTGAAAATTATCGCGGATCATCAGGGGTTGTGCCGGTGGTTGTAGGCAACGAGGTTGTTTATATTCAATCAAACGGAAAGACAGTTAGGAACTTAGGTTTTGAATTAGCATCCGACTCGTTCACAGGCGGGGAAATAAATATTCTTGCAAAACATTTATTCGATAAATGGACAATCATTGACTTGGCTTATCAACAAGATCCAGATTCGGTGATATGGGCATTAAGGTCTGATGGGATTTTATTGGGATGTACATATTTGCGTGAACAAGAAGTCGTTGCTTGGCATTGGCATGATACGGGTTTTCTATCACTTAACGGAACAGATTCTATAGAAAGTTTAGCTATGATCCCAAATCCAGAAGAAAACTTCAATGAACTATGGATTGTGGTAAACCGTGAAAATGGAAGATTCATTGAGAAAATGGCTTTGAGAAATCGTGTATCTATTTGCGACGTTAATTCGTTAAGGGTTGAGAACTTAATACACATGGATTCAGCAGTCACATATTTAAGGAGTGAATAATGGATCATCCAAGATTAAGAAGCATTGATAAAAGATTGGAAATACATCAAAGACGAAAAGAACGATTTGATAAAAAGATTGAGAACGTTCAGAAGATGTATGAAATGCAGAAAGAAAAATACGATCAAAAGATTAATGAATTGATAGAACGTAAACAAAGCATTTTAGATAAAATTCAATCAGAAATTAAAACAAATGGCTAATAGATATTTAATTGGGAATGATTGGCAAAGTACAGGAAGTTGGTCTACATCTTCTGGAGGAACGGGCGGGGCAAGTATTCCAACCATTAATGATGATGTATTTCTTGATGCAAATTCTCCAAATATAGATTTACCAGGAAATGCAATTACGAGTATAAATGATTTAGACTGTTCTGGATATGTCAATACATTGACTTTTGGAACAGGAATTTTTCCAAGTGGAAATCTTGAAGTATATGGAAATTGTATTCTATCTTCTGGGATGACAATGATTAGTGCTCCTTATGATCCAGATATTAATCATCATGCTGATGAAGGTTATATCAATATTTGGGGGCAATTAGATATGAGTGGAACAATACTTGATACATTAAGATTTAATCTTTATGGAACGCGAGGAACTATTCAAAGTGTTACAGCAACAGACATTGATTCTAGTCATGGAAAGAAAATGTATGCACCAGGATCGACTTTGACGAATTGTACTAATTGGACAACGGATGTTTATTCTGTTTCAACAATTCATATTACAAATTCAACACAATTACAAAA